TTGTTCTAGCAAGAAGTGAATTGTCAGATAGGCCACGAGCTATAACGCCACCTTCAACTGAAGCTTTCAGTTGTAGCGGAGTATCGCTCTTATGGATGTTGCGCAATATGGCGGCAGCAGCACGAGCATTAGGGTGATCTTCATCATCATAGAGATAGCCAGCAGCATAAATATATGGTGCTTTAACTTTATCCCAATAATGACGCTGTCTATCGTCTTCGCAGTCTTCTTTTTTAAAGATCTTTTTTGCTTTAGTAATGCGACCAATAGAGTTAAAAAAACCTTTTCCGTGGTTGTCATTCCACCGACCTTTTCCAGCCTCTAATTCAGATATGTCAGCCCCCTCAACAGAGAGCATCTCGCCTTGAGTGTCCCTGAGTTGGGATCCAGCAATACAATCAATTTCTAAAGGTTTCTTAGCCATACCATAGATTATACTACGGTTCTGAGTTGTGCCTAGCGATAGATCTTATAATCTAAGGCTTCCGCTTCTGAGACAATGGCCGATCCATCACTTTTTAAGTCTGCAAACGACTTATGTTCGCGCATCCTAGTTAACCCAGTCTTTTCTATTTTTTTAATGGTTTCTACTGAAACATTTAGGAGAGCGGCAAGTTCTATGTCTGAGACTGATTTTTCAGACGTATATTCGGTCAGGTACTTAAAGAAACAATAATGAGCAAGTTGGTGATCAATCGCCCATGGACAACCCGGTAAGAGAGCTTCTTCTTCTTCGGTAAGCTCTCGACCAGCATTTCTAATAGCTTTTAAACGCAAAACTGCTAACGGGCACCAACTGTCCGGCATTTCTTCGAGACGTCTAGGACATCTCGGATCCATTTTAGATTTAGGTGCTTTTGACATCTTAGTGTGCCGCTTCTTGAACGACCTCTACTTGAGCAGGGTTCCTAGCGGATAAAAGTTCTACTTGATGGTCGACGCCATTAAGCTTAACTTGAACTTTATCTCCAACTTTCTTTCCAGCCAATCCAGTGATTAGGTCAGGAACACCACACTCAGAGAGCTTAAGGCGCGATCGGAAGATTCCGCGATCATTGCCAGTCTCATCTTTAGCAACAGAGGAGATAGTGATTGTACTGTCACTTCCAACTTCAGCTGCCTCAACGAGATTATCTTTAGCATCCTGCTTCACTGCAGCTTCATTGAAATCAACCAAGCGCTGTTGGTTTGCAAGCTCATTAAGGGCCTCAACAGGCAGATTAAGGTGTTTTTGAAGAGCTGTATATTTATATTGAAGTTCGTATAACTGATTCAAAGCATTACCCAAGTCTTCCGACATGGATTTAACACTCTGCATCAATTGCTGAGTCATCATCTGAGATACTCGCGCAGCCATCTGCATATTCTTAATCTCAGTGTCCAATTCTCTAAACTGTTCTTTCTTCGTGGCCTGTGGCGGTACTCTAAAACCCTTCATTATTTTGCTCCTTTGTCTATAGCTCTTTTATACATTTCTTTGTAAAATCTTACTTCTTCAGAGTTCAATGATGTCTCACCGGAGCCACCACCTAGAAGTTTTCCTAACTTAGAGTTAAGGAAAGCACGCATCTCGTTCTCAATATCATCATACACGTTTCCTTTAGCTTTGAGGATACGTTTTGATAAAATATCATTAACTGCATTAGCTACTTCTAGTTTATGTTGCTCGGGTGACTTGCGACCTGCTGAAATAGTTGTTTTAACTTCAAGTTGACCAATTGGTCCTACAGGAAGACTGGAAATATCTATTGTATTGGTCTTTGCCTCAAGGGTAGCTGCTGTTTGTTTATCTACCATCTCCTGGGCATCTGGGAACTTCTTAATAAACGCTTGTAATGTGATCGGCTCAAAGTTATACTTATGGGCCATATTAGAGAATAGAGCTCTAGCTCGAGTGAACTGAGATTTATCTAAAGGCTCTTTATTATCTACACATCGTTTCCAATGTGCATCGATACTATTATCTGTCATCCAGATACGTTGAACACCTACAGATTCTTCAATCTCACGAAGTGCATCAATTTGTTCTTCATCTAGCTTTGCTGGTCGACCATAAACTTGTGGCCACACTAATTCGCCATAATGAGTACGATCTAGAACAATATCTTTAAGTGCTGCAGAGGATAAGAGATCTGACATCTCTTGCATATACGCGTCAGAGGTCATGTCTTTTGCTGGTGCAGATAGATGAATGATCTCGAAGCCAAGTGTCTCAAAATATGAGGCAACAGTAGACTTACCGGTTCGATCTAACCCTTCAAGTAATACTAATGCCATACAATCTCCTCATAAAAGGGATTATACAAAGAATGGACGGAACTCCATTGCGAGTTCGATGGTGGTATTTTCATCTAAAACCTCTAGACGATATAATACCTTGAGCAGTTTCATAAAGGCGATATGGTGGGTTTCATCCACCAAAACGCCTCGTAAAACATATATTTTACTCATTTAACTTATTAATAGGATTAGCTAAGGGTGTACCACCAACATTGGTAGCTGCAGATGCACCGAACTGTTTAGCGGCATCAGCAAGAGGATTTCCTTGACCATGATGGACAGCATCGGCTGCTGCTTGAGCTTTAAGTTGCTCCATCTCCATCTGGTGTTTTTCTTCTTCTCGCTTATGGCCAGCTTCAGCATGACCATGTTTCTGGTCGTTAAGCTTCATTTCCATTTCATGCTGTTGCTGCTCTGGTGCTTGTTGGGCCGCCATCTGCTCTTTCTGTTCTTTAGCAGAATCAATAGCAAGAATAGTTTGCTGCCAACTCATGAATGCAGGATCACCAGGAATGTATTGAAGTTCGCGGCGCTTAGATGCGTCTTTATCTTTAAAGAAAATCTCACGGATCTCGCCACGAGTATAGTTCTTTTCAACCAATGCCCAAAATGCTTGGTTAAGGGGAAGATTAGCAGCTTCAGTGTTTAATTTTTCTTTTTGAGACTGGATAAGAAGATCATTCATCGACTTCCATACAGTCATCTCTGCCTGCATCTGAGCAATCTCAGTCTGAGGAGTTTCATCTGTGTAGCCAGTAAAAATAAACTTATACTTGTCGCTTAAAGTCTTGTCGATAGAGGGAAGAAGTTCGCTATTAACGACATCTTCCATAAACATAAGAATTGGATATAAACCACGCTCACGCGAGTAGGCAATCTTATATTCATTGTTTGCTTGTTGAGCAGGGGCTTTACCATTAGCAGAAACTAAGTAATCAAGACCTAATTCAACAGGATCAATTTGAAATTGAGTACAAACGATTCTCATTAAGTGGTTATTAAAGTTGATGTATTCCATCTCCTTCGCAGAACCAGACATCGGTACCCATTGAACTTCCTCAAGACCTGCAACGATTGGAGTTCTCCAAGAATGTTGCTGACCAGAAATAGTGTTATAAAATTGTCTTCGGAAATTCATCAATTGGGCCTGTGTAACAGTACCTTTTAAATGAAGAACGCCTCGAGCAGCATAACCATGAGTAAAGAAGTTTGAGTTATAGTTCTCAACATTCAAGTGATTAGTAATATTGATGATTGCCAACTCTAGAGGAGAGTAGCAATATCCATTGGAATCCGCAAAATTTTGTGGATTAAAATTCTTAAAGATAAGGTCTTCGTCACCGAAGTAGTTTAACGGCTGCATGTTGTATGACATTTGAACATACTTCATGTATTCGTTATCAACCTCATTAACCTGTTGACTAGCTTTAGGATCATTGTCGCTTAATGGTTGACCATAAGTTTGCTTTGCAGCTTTATTTTGTTGATCAATTTGTTTTCGAGACATGCGCTTATTGATAAGATACATATTCTCTGAAGGCAATGGTCTGAAACGGTGCAATCCACCTTTACGTGTCTTAACTTTTTCAATAGCCACGTGACCAAAAGTAACAGCATCACGGGTAACTAGCTTTAAGAACTCACCAAAGTTCATTCTATCTTCTACTGGGGTTCCATCTTTGCGACCGCAATGATAGATGAAATCTTCAAGGGATGCAACTTCTTGCAACTCCTCTTTAGAGTATTCAGCGTTATGATCTTTCTTAACGAATCTATATCCCATCTCAAAGCGACGATGTTCTGGTCGTGAGAATCTAAGTAGAGTATCTACGCGGGCCTGGATAATAGCAGAGACTAGCCAGTCACGGACCGATACCTCTTTAAGTGACCTATTGCTCAACCTAGACATCTTAGTCTTATAGTTGAGTTGTGAACTCATGTTTTCAAAGTAAGGGTCATCTATAATGGCTCTACGGCCTATCTGTTTAGATGCATCATTTTGCTCAGCAACATCTGGAAGTAGGTCACCAATGTGAGCACCCACTTCTCCACCTGGAACCTTTGGATTTTTATTAGGACCGGCATCTGAAGCATTAGGCGATGAAACGCCATCAGCTTTTAGCAGTTCGTTAATCTCACCCTTAATTGAATTCTTTAGCCAATCATCATACCAAGCCATTTATCTATTCTACCTTAAAATGACCATAAGAATCCGCCCTGGTTACCAGAGCTATCATCAGGGTCATCATCTAATTGTGTCTTTGTGCCTATTTTACCTAGTTTTGAAGCGTCTTGTTCGTTCTCATTGAACTTCATGCCATTGACCTGAGCAAACTCAGAAGCAGTAGGTGTTCTACTAAAATTACCATTATTATCACGTAGGCCCTCGGCTTGGTCGAAATCCAGGCCCCCTCCCAAAATGATATTCGTTTTACCTAACAATAGAGAAAGCGGATATCGTAAGGCATCCAGCCAATGGTCATGATCTGTGTTAGGTATGTCAGTAACCATACCAGCAGCATCCAGCTTATAGTGATATAAACCAAATTCCTTGATAATATGTTGACATTCCTCATTGATAAACATTTTAGTATCTGTACTGCCAGGAACTTTAAGTAACTTCTTAATTACTTGAATACCTGTCATAATCTGAGGCTTCTCGGCATTATTAGATACCGGAAGACCTGCCTTCTGCATCTCTTGGATCGCACCCTGATCAGCTTGGTCAGGAACATAGAGTTGAACGCGATACTTAAGATGATATTTAGTCTTAATGTGATGAATCCATGCAGGGGATGAGATCTGAGTCATGCCGTCTGTACAGACCACATAAACGTTATCTCGTTTGTCCATAAAGAAGAAAACTACAGTATTTGGAGACGAATATCCCCAGTCAATACCTGCGTAGCATGGAAGACCCATTTCGTGACATTTTTTAACAAACATGTCATGTGAGCAAACTCCGGGGAATTCTTTCCCAGTAAGAAGAAGCCACATTTGATCCCAATCCTTAACGTGTATCTTTTCTTCAAACTCACGATAGATGATGCCCTCAACTGAAGGCTTCAAATTCATAAGTTGAGCAAGAGCCCAATCAGCGCCCTCTGTTTTAACTTTTTGAATCAAGTCAACATCAAGGTTCTTAAGCATTGGGGATGTTGATGTTTGATTCTTAGCATCTGTTAGACATATAGAGAAAATAGGGCACTTTGCACAACCCTCAAAGCCCTCATGCATTACATATTCTTTTTGCTTTACTGGCTCTCTTCTATTGTATTCATACTCTGTAAGAACTTCCATCTTGTCCTGATTGACATATAGTGGAATCTTTCTTGTTCCAGACCTATCATCACCACAGCGCTCCATGAATTCAAAAGCAGTCCAACGGCGAACGGTACGACCCTCTTCTGCAGCATTCTCAATCTGACGATTCATTAGGCCGTAGCGAGACTTACGTGTTGAAATACCGACACGTAGGGCTTTCTTTCCATCTCTGGAGTCAAGCATACCTGATATCTCTTTAAAGGCTTTCACGCCTTCACCGGAAACTGTATCGATCTCATCGACCACAACTAGAGGAACGTGAGGTCCGTTACAGGCCTTTAGTGTACAAGGAATAACTTCTAGTGTTAGTTTTTCTCCACCCACATTAAATAGAGACTTAGACATGTTGGCTTTTTCAAGAATTCTTTGGTCTTCAGGAATATCTTGAGGAGTAACGAGTCGTTTTAGTTTTCTATTGTAAAGAAAGTTCTTTTGATATGCATAGCATCGTTCAGCTTGGTTTTGAATTGCACCAACGTGAACTACTTCACGCTTATCATGAAGAAGCACCATCAACTCTGCAATAGCCATACCAAGGGTCTTTCCTGATCCTCGACCGGCAACAAACAGAAGTTCTTTGATACTTTCTGGATTATTTTTATTTACGCAGATATCATAAACTTCCCAAATAACTTGTAATGGGTTAGTGTCTGAATAGCGAGATACCGTTACATCTGGAAGCTCTAAATTAAGAAAATACTTAATCCAGGCCTTTAGCTCGTCTTTTGTCTTACAAGCTTTGAGAAGGAGCTTTCGTTCCTGCTCAATGGTTATAGTAGGTGCTTTTTTCTTAGCCATTATTCTTTACCAGTTGTTGCTGGCATAGCATTAGCCATTGCAGTGATATCTACATCATCCTCGTCTGCTTCTTCTAGTTGTCTGTTAGGTGATGCAGTTAGAGCATCAAACATTGGAGACTTTTGTTTATCTTTTCCAACACCACCACCGGTTGCACCAGCAACGATCTTATAAAGAGTCTCGGCGACATCTTTATACTCTTTGATATTAGTTACACGCATCTGTGGTTTTGGATTGTTAACTGGATCCTGGACATACCTAACCATAGCCTCTAAATGCTCAGCATTTGTAACGGCCATCATGGTTGTAAGGAAGTCAACTTGATCAAGGACAGATTTAACAACTTTAGCTCTAACCCTATCTTGAAGGGTGTGCTGCATCTTATCTCTGTCTTTTGGCCAGCCCCTGAGAGCTGCAGTGAGAGCAATTTGACCTACTGGATATTGTGTAAATTGTTGAGCAATCTTAGCGATAGAGTCACCAAGAAGGTACATCTCATATAGTTTGGCTGCCTCTAGATCTTGTAGGGAACCTGCTGTTTTGTATTTTCTCAAGTATTTTGTTGCTAATTTAATTTCTTCTTCTGATAAGCCATATTTTTCTTCATCAGTTAGATTCTTTTTGAGCGCGATTTGGCACCTCCTCGTTCTGAGGCACTTTTCTTATAATGATCTTCTGCCCAAATTGGTTTAAGATTTTTGTAATTGCACTCTGGACAATACTTTAACTCTTTGGGATATTGATGTATCTTGCGTTGACACTCTTTCATAATACTTACTCCAACAAGTATTATACCTTATTGCTTGAATGGATTGCCTGATACGCACCTCACTAATACCTTTTATATTAGAAATCTTATCTACTTCAAGTCCTAGCATTAGGCAACATATAATGCTGCGCTCATAGTCTGTGAAGTTCTCTTGTAAAACGGCCGACAAGGCCTCAGAGGGTGGATTTTGTATTAGGAGCCAAAAGGATTTTCGTAACTCGATGTCATCAGAATATTCAACCTTAATGCGTTTTAGACGCGATTCAAACGATTCGACTGGCGCACCACTAAGGTAGCAAACCCATAAATCCTGTCGTAAATCTTCATCGTTAGTCAGGCAATTTATTAGATTGCTGACTTCGTCCGTCGGTCTCACTTTGTTCTCCAAGTCCTTCTACATAGCTGTTGAAGTCCACTATATCGACCGTGACGCTCCACTTAGGACCACAGAAGTCTCTGACAAAATTGCCGAGAACTTGCTGAAAATCTAGCGCACCTTCTTTTTTAAGAAGACGTTTGAAGCGCCACATACCGAATAAGGTAGTGGACTTGGAGAGAACTTGATATTGAGCGATCTTTTGAATAAGATCTTGATTGATATAAACTTTATAATGAACCAGTTTTTTATCTGCTTCAATGTCTACCTCAACTGCTTGTACCTCTTTATGAACAATAGAGCCACAAAAGAATAGCTGGTTCTTTACGTCGTCAGTGATGAGGCCATTATTCAATAGCCATCTACGCTGATCTACGTATTCCTCCAGGTTCATTTCTTTTTTGGGATCCATAATTGCTCCTAAGTGTTCTCCACCTGACTTTATTATACCAGGGTGAGACGCTATATATTGATATTCTACTTATTACCCTTCTTATAGTTCTGCATCGCGGGAATAAGTTGTAGATTCCATGGTACATGTAGTCCACTATAATTAGGGCCCTGTAATGGTATAATATGATCGACATGAAACGGTTGCCCATCTTGGTTCAACCATGCTAATTCTTTTGCTAAAATATATAACTCTTCTATTTCTTTAAAATGCTCATCTGTTAACCACTTAGGAGTTGCTTGTAATTTGGCTGCTCTACGCTTTGCTGCAATAGCATTTATTTTAGCTTTATTATTCTTTTTATATTCAGATGAGTAAGAGCTCTTATGAGTTTTATTATGTAAATACCAATCTAAATTAATATCTTTAATTCTTTCTAAATTAGAAGATCTATAGTTAGACTTAATAAGTTTAATACTATCAGGGTTGTTTTTAGCCCATTCAATATTTTTCTTATCTAATCGCTCTTTGTGCTTTTGATAATAAGCAGCTTTATATTCAGAGTATTTCGCCATTTTCTAACTTATTAGCTGTAGCTTTTAACATGTCTTTATCTATAGAACCACTATAAACTTTATCAATATACTCTGAAATTATATGTTTTAGCGACAACGCTTCTATGCGGATCTGTCGCTTCTCTTTGTCTGTGAAGATTGTCTTAATCTTTACATCGCGACCTATTGTTATACTCTTGCCTTTTTTAGATCCAAGATAGCCAATTACTTCTGCTTTTGGCCCTGTAATCTCAACGACCCAATGATCTTTATCATTCAGGGTTTCCATTAATTCTTCATGCATTTCTTCTGCATTAAATGTAGGAGAAAGTTCAAATCTAATTCCCTTCCACATTGGAAGAGGACAAACTATAAATTCCTCAGCAAAAGTTTCTGTATCAATTATTGAAACGCCTTTAACTTGGTTAACGTCTGAAGAACTCTGAGAAAACGGAGAGCCAATGTAAATGACCTCTGCTCCTCCGGTGTCCAATCGCTGTCGTTTGTGAATATGCCCAGAGATGATGATCTCTGCTCCCAGAACGCTAACTGCATCAACTCCATCTTTCGTTGTAATGTCACCGTAGTCGGCGCCTTTGAATGTTTGGTGAGCGACACATATCGGGAGGGATTGCTTTGGGAGATCTTCTGGTTTGTGGATG